GTCAAACCTTCCCTTTTTACAAGCAAGTTTTGAATTTGTTGCCATTGCCATACCGTGACATCTTTCCAGTTCATATTTATAAATAGCTAATTAAACAAAGTTGTATCTGCCCGTTCCTGACTTAAAATCAAACTTGCGCCATGCTAATGCTAATGCGCATACGCAGTCATCCGTAAAGCCAGTCGGTGCTGAATATTTTACTCCGTGTGATGTGTATTGATATTCAAAAACTTCTAACTCATTTTTAATCATTCCTTCAGGATAATGCACCCGTTCCTGATGTATTGCCACTTGAAGTCCAAGCATTAATTCTTGCTTACTTTGTGATGTAAATTTAAACCCTTCTATGTCCATGCCTTCCCGTTGTAATTGCTCGACTATCGGGTCGCCTACTCCAGTGCTATCAATTAACATCGGTGCTTTTGGTAAATTGCGGATTATGTTTTGAGTGCTTGCCCAATCCTTCTGAAATCGGTCATAATAAGCTACATTGCCACTATTATCTAAACCGATAATTACCGTCCAATCTGAGTACTTTGCCAAATCGACTCCGTAACATTTAACAATATTGGTAGAAATGTCCGATGTACACTTACGAATTGCCTCGCTTCCAAATGGATTCGCAGCGTTCTCAGCTGGGTTAGCCATGTACTCTTGCTCGAATACTACGGGAATTGCTGATTGCTTAATTGAATCGACTTCAGAATTTGCAATATAAGGATTGTCGTAAGTCGAATATTTAAACGATTCCCATTCTCCGTTTGCTTCTAATCCTTTTAAATATAAAGAATAGAAATAATTCTTGCCTCTTGGAGTTGATAGGAATAGCGCCTTGCCTTTATAATCAGTTAAGGTAGGTCTTATAGCATTATTCCAACCATTCTCTAAATCAGGGATATATGAAGCCTCATCAATAATTACATAGTGAAATCGCATACCTCGAAGATTGTCTAATCTTTCGCCCGTATAAAATCGAATGACTCCACCCGTAGCCAATTTAAAAGTCAAATCTGATATATTAGAAGTTGCTACTTCGGGCGGAAGTATTAAAGCGATATCGTCAAAAAAGACTTTGGCTAATTTGTAGGTCGGAGTTATGTAAGCAACTGACTTGCCTTGTAATGCCTCTACGCAAGTGATGACCTGGCTAATCAATGACTTGCCAAATCTTCGCCCGCACATAAGCACTCTAAACCTCGCCTTGCTCTGTAATACTTTTTTCTGCGCCTCGTGTGGAGTCGGTAGGATAATCTCCATTGGCAAATTTTATAGTTATTTCAGTATCTTGTTTTATGTCAGCCGATTCCTTTGGCTTACCAAATACTCGACTTAATAAAGTTTCTATTGAATACAAAGAGCCATTCTTTAAAGATTTATTCATTGCTCCAGCGATTGTCTTTTCTAATATCGAACTTTCAGGATTATCAAATATCTCTTTAAGTTGGTCAATATTCATAGCAAGCATTTTACGAATTGTTATTCCAATCTCGGTCATATTATAACCTGATTCTTTTAACAAGGTAACGTATTTCTTTGGTCGACCATTTGGATTGCCTGATTGACCTTTCTTAAAGTTTACTAAATTTTGTGGGTTTGCCATATCTCTCCGTTTCTTTTAATTGTTAATGTTGGGTCTAACTTAATCATTCGGTCAACTATTACCTGGCAGTACTTAGGGTCATATTCTACTAAATAACCTTTCCTATCAAGTTGATGACAAGCTATCATTGTGGTCCCCGAACCACCAAAACCATCTGCAACTATATCTCCTATTTTTGATGAATTTTTAATTTGATAAGCAAATAATTCAATTGGTTTCATGGTTGGGTGTTCAGCATTTCTACTTGGTCTTTGAAAATCTAAAACGGTTGTCTGCTTTCTATCTGAATACCATTTATGAGATGCTCCTTCTTTCCATCCATATAAGCAAGGCTCATGTTTCCATTGATAATCTTGCCTACCCATTACCATGCTATTTTTAACCCATATTAAACACTGCTTAACCATTATGCCAGCATCCTTCATTGCTTGCCTAAAATTTGCACCTTCTGAATCTGCATGCCAAACATACCAAGCTCCTCCTGGCTTTGAGTAACTTCCTAATGCAGTATAAAAATCATAAAGGAACTGATAAAAATCTTTATCCCCCATATTATCATTTTCAATAGTCAATGCATCTTTTGTTTTTCCAGTATAGGCAACATTATAAGGGGGGTCTGTTACAACCATATCAGCCAAATCATTATTAAATAATTTTGCAAAAGTATCAGTTTGAGTACTATCTCCACAAACTAATTTGTGCTGACCTATTTCAAATACATCTCCTAATACTATATCAGTTTCAATCCCACCTTCGGGTACATCATATCCATCATCTTGTGCTTCTCCTAAGTCATCAACTAAAAAATTAGGAATATCTAAACCCCACTCAACTAATTCTTCTTCATTCCATTCGTTGGCAAGCATATCCCAATCCCATTCTCCGTACCCAACATTGTCCTTAATTATAAATGCCTTTTGTTGTTCTTCGTTTAAGTCGCTTGCTTTTATAACTGGCACTTCTTTTAAACCAGCTTCCTTGCAAGCCTTTAATCTCATATTCCCTCCAAGCACTATCATATCATCGTTAACGACAATAGGTCTTAAGGATAACATCTGCGGAAATTCCTTTATCGATGCAACTAACTTTTTAAATTTGTCATCCTTGATTATTCTTGGATTGTTTGGATTCGACTTTATGTCGGTCAATTTGGTTGTTATTATGTTCATTTTTTTAAAAGTAATGACCACTCGGTCGGTAAAGTTAATTTATTTTCTAATGTAAATCCAAATTGAGCAAAGAACTCAATCCACTTTTCTTCGGACTTAATATTTATGTGACCCCAAGCCTCATCTTGCTCGGGAGTTGTAAAATATGGAGTTGAAGAAAATAAAAAATATTGGCAATTTATATTGTTCATATAATCCTTAATTTGGTCATCGGTTAAATGCTCCATTACTTCAATGCTGACAACCATTTGGCAATGGTCGGGATAGTCGGTAATTTCGTGTAATATAACTCCTCTTTTATAAGCATATTCTTGATGGTATTTATTAGGCTCAATCCCATAATAATTTATCCTTCTTTTTTCTAAGCATTCGCCAAGTGTACCCATACCAGCACCTATCTCGATAACGGTTCTTGCATACTCAGAAATTATATTAGCAGTCGCATCCATCAAATTATAATAATCAGGATTCTCAGGAGTTACTCCAGCTTGTACTTCAATATCAAAAAATTCCTTATCAGTTACCCTCATTCTATCAGTTTAGAATAAATAGCAATTTGAGATGTTATTCTGAAGTTCAAAATTACATCTTGCTTTAAAAGCATCTTCCTTATTATCATAATAACCTAAATTCTTTAATTTTTTATTAAAGTGAATTTGAGCCATCCATTTTTTTGTGTTTTTGTGAAATGTTACACCAACCAAACCACTTGAAGTTTTATCTCTATTTATACAATGATTATTATTTTCATAAGAATTGCACCATTCTAAATTTTCAATAGAATTATTTTGCTTATTCCCATCTTTATGATTTATGATATTTTTATCTTTTACTCTTGGTATAAAATTTATTGCAATTAATCTATGTAAACTAAATAATTTACTTTCTATTCTTACTCTTAAATATCCTTTTTTATCAGCGGATTGCTTTAATAAAGTTCCTTTAACTTTCATATTTCCTCTTGTGCCAGGTCTTATAACAATTCTATCCAAAGATTTAACATTGAATGTATCAGAAATCTGATATTTCCCTTCATAGCCAATTAAATCAAACCAATTTTCCATAAGTTATTTTATTAAGTCTGTGTAAATATTAAATCTATCCTCATTAATTTTAAATAAATCGTAATGCTCTCGGACATATTCAGCGTTAGCCTCGCCAAAATCCGTTCTCATTTGTTTTGAGAATACCATTCGTTTAATATCTCGCTCCCAATTATCAACCCAACATACTGTAGGAATGTCATCATAAGGCGCTCGTTTAATTGCCATCAAGGGAATCCGTTTAGCGCCAGCCTCAAGTGCCTTTAAATTGGATTTTAATCGGTTAAATTTATTATCTAATAATGGAGCAAGTAATATGTCAGCCTCCAGGTAGAAATTCATGTATAAATCTACGGGCATTGATTCAAGTATCTTATGGTTCAATCTTTCTCCAGCAGTAAACCAATCGCCCATCTGCTTCCAATGAAACTCATTTGCTTTATTCCAACCGCAAAGAAGCATCCGTGTCGATTCTTTAAAAGATTTAGACTTGGCTAATTCTCTAATCGGATTCTTTAACTGCCTCATATCAGGAAAGTGAGTGATGCTACCCGTGTGAGCAATGTTAACAAATTCGTTTACATTTCTTACCGCAGTAAATTGGTCACGGTCAAATGGCAAAGCATTCGGCAGAATAAAGCAATTAGGATTTATCTTAATAATCTCAAGCCGTAATCGGTTGTGAGTTGTCGTTACAACATCCGCCACTTTAATATAATTCTTAATTACTTGAGTGACTCCTAAAGACCGATATGTTGGCGCAGATAAATGCTGAGAAAATAACTCCCAGTAGTCATCAATATCGACAACCAATTTAAAGCCAATCTTAGCCTTCCATTTTAATAAATCGGGCAATGGTATTAATTCACAAAACCTATTGACCACGACCACGTTTATAGCCTTCTCAATAAGCATCTCTTCGGTCATTGTATCCGTGATAATACAATACTCCTTTTTCATTACGGATAATGGCAATGCTAATCGATGGTAAGTGACTCCTGAATGTCTACTTCCGACTGCGCAGATTCTTAGTTTGGACATCGTTTGGTTTTGGTTGGTTGAGTTTTGCAATATACTTTATTCCTTCGTAATGTGCTGACAATCTTTTAAGCATATCAAATACGCAAGAGCCACACCAAGAATTGAAGTTAAAATCTTTATTTACATATTTACGATATAAACTCGCATATTCTTCAAGTACTTCTCGGTCAATGTTTTTAGTAAACCCTAAAGCCACTGCTTCAAAGTTTATAATATTGGCTTCTATAAATGCTATCTCTTGCTCGGTCATAGTTTGTTTATTAATCTAAAAATGACTGCTCCCAAAACTCCCGAACTAAACACGATTGCAATCCATTCTTGAAACTGCATAGGTACGACAATTAAAACGATAGCACTCCAGGTACTTAAACAAGGAGTACAACTAAACGGTTTAAAGTTTAATCCGAATGACTGATATAAATTAGTCATTGTAAAAAAGACTGCAAAAGAAACGGCTGCGATTATTGTTATCATTTGTTTGTTTGGTAAATTTCATCTTGGACAACACTCCAGTAAGCACGGTCATCTGCCTTTAGTTTCTGCTCAAGAATTAATGAACAAAAGTACAAAGCTAATTCGAAAGCAAATGCTTTATTCCCACAAAAATAGAGGGCATTGATTAACAAACTTTTAGCTTTCTCGTCAGGCTTCATCCCTTATTTTCTTTTTAATGTTTGAAATCGTTTTGACTATGGACATATACGGAATGCCAGTCTTTCTCGAAATCTCCGTTTGATTAAAATTTAATTCGACATAAGTATCGAGAAGCATATCTTCATACCAGGATAATTCTTTTCTTGCTACCTCCACTCGATTAAATAGCTTTTCTTTATATTCCTTAGATTCATCCTCAATCTGCACTAAATCTTCTAATCCATCTATTGATTCATACTTTGCTCTAAAATGTCTAAAGAATGGTTGATTCATGCCAGTACTATAAATCATATTTAGCATACATCTGACAAGCCAAAACTTTAATCCATTGCTTCCGTTATTATTATAAATTGACCAAAATTTATCTTCAGTTATTGAGCAAAGATTTAGAAACATTTCTTGCTTTAATTCTTCCCTTAAATTTGCTGGGTGCATTTTCATCAAGGCTTGCTTAATTTCCTTTGAATTATAAAGTTCCTCAATGATTTGCGACCTGGTCATTCCTTTGATTTTCTGATTATTTCAAAAATAAAATAAACGATAAAAGCCACTTCGATTATTCCAACCGCAATGGCTTCCCAAATTAACCTTTCCACTTTTCAAGTTCCCGATTTAAATACCATTGAGCCTTTTCTAAATCTTGCTTCTTGTTTCCTTTCTTATCTGACCTAAGAATATATTTGACTACGTTACCTAAGTTAAATCCTAACTCAAAAGATTCGATAACTTCAATGGATTCAATGCCTCCTTTGCTCTTGTAGTGCGGAGGCTGATTAACTAAGTCGACCTCTTCTTTGATAACTCCTTGATAATTAATCTTTTCCATGTGCAAAGTTTACATTAAAGATTGTGCAATTCCAAATAATCCTTGATTTTTTTTGTTTGTCGATATGCTGGGTACGATGCACCGCTTTCCATTTTGATTCGATTTAGGTTTATTTCAAGGCTATAATTTAAATCTTGATACGTTGCGCAATCGATAACTACTTGGATTGTTGTCCGTTGTAATCTCATTGTAATCCATTTAACTGCACTAAGATGATTATCTTTCATTAGTCAGTACAAAATCCAGCTTGACATCCGCTTCCAGTTCCAAAGAAAAAATCTTGTTGTAATCCTATTCTTTTTATTTGCTCATAAGTCATATTCGATTTATAATTATATTTTGAATTTGATTCTTGGTCTGCAAACCATTGCATTTTAGAATTATTATTATCCCAATTTTTTCTTAGTTGTTGAACATCTTTCCAAAAACATCCGACACAATTAGAATCTTCAGGAAAAATCAAATGCTTTGTTTCCCAAAATTTTCTTATTTGGTAGTGATGAATTTTATTATTTACCAATGGATAATTAGCAATTCCCCAATGAAAGTTTTTCCATTTATTTTGACTTCCCCTTTTACCAATTACAATTTTTGTATTTAATTTTCTTTCATTCCCAATTTTTGCTCTATGTTCTTCATCGTATCTTATTCCAATATTTGAAAATACTGGTTGAAAATCTCCGCATTCAGTTTTACCAATATTATTATAAACCCATTCAGCAATTGGCTTAATTTTCATATCAGTAGTGCAATATCTCATAGCCATATTAGGAACGGTTTTGCCGTGCTTTTTATTTACAATCTCAAAACTATCGCCTCTTAACCAAATAATTTCTTGCCCTATTAATTGCTCTAAATCTAAAATTACTTTAATAGTTTTATCATCTTCAGCAGTTGCAATAAATTCGGGTTTATTTGAACAATACTTTTGTAATTTATCATTGACTTGTTGAATTAACTTTTTGTCCTTGTTGGCTGAATTTATATCATCAATGCAAACAAGTGAAAATAAATTGTAATCAGCTGGATAGTGATAAGCAAGGTAACTCGATGTCTTGCCTCCGCTTAATGAATTAATTGATTTCATATCTCATCTGCTTTAAATCTCCGAATCAAACTCTCGCAGTCCTCAATCGACCTAACAATCGCATAATAATAACCATGATTAATTGCTATCTGCTCAAATGCTTTTTGGTTTGGTTGCTGAGTTCCCTTATCAATCTTAACTTCAACAAATAAACCTTTCCATTTCTTGTTTGAAACCATCCAAAACATATCAGCCACTCCAGCCTTTGCCCCTTCCATTTTTAATTTTATAGCTACAAGCCTATGCCTTGCGCCTCCATTGGGTATCGCATAATAATAAAAGTCTTGTGTCCATTCTAACCATTTACAAATTGCAACCTGGAGTTTATGCTCGTGTTCGTTTCTCATTTTACATTATCGCATATAAAAATTTAATATGTTAATCTTTTATACCCTATTGCATATAAATAACATTAAACATATTTTACATTTTACTATATATTGTTAATTATCTTTTTGATTAAGTAAATCTTTTAAAAAATTAGAAATATTTAACATACCCTCTTTTTCTCTTTTAAACTGCATTTCTTTATATTCTTGACTTTGCATATAATCGGGTAATAAACAATTTTCCATAAATAATTTATCCTCATATGCTTTCCTTTCTTTTTGCTTTTTGTCTTGAACAATTTTCCTTAGAATATTTCCCATAACTTTAATTATTTAAAATTAATCTCCCATGACTTGTGTATAATCTTAAATCTATTGTATCCGTGTAGATATCCTCAGATTCGGAAATTCCGAATACCCACTTCGGCTCATTATTTTTTTGTATTGTCTGATTATTTTTAATCGCACAATAGTAAGCGTAGCAAATTAATGTCAGCGCAGTTCCGTAAATTAGTTTTCTTTTCATTATTCGTTTGGTTTAATAGTTCCATCATTATCAATATGACAATCAAATGTAACTAAAGAATTGATAAATTTAATATACCCTTGAGTTTTGCAGTGCATTTTCCTTTCTTCAATATCCTGAATAGTAGAATACTTATTCCATAATTCAATTCTTTCTTCCTTTGATATGGTCGGAATCTTAAATTGTTCTAAGTAATCAAATAGTATTGATAAGCCTCCAGCGATAAACGTAAATTTCTTATCGTTCTTCTCGCAGTATCTAATTTGATTAGCATACTCGTTAGCCGTATCAATTGCTTGCTTCATTAATTCTTGGTCGTTTGGCACTGGAGTCTTTTCTTCTTTTTGTTTCTCCTTTGCGACCTTACTTAAAACCTCATTCTTTTCGTAGTAATATTTCTTAATCCATTGTACAAAAATAGATGAATTAAAAAATACGTTTGTTTCAGATTGATTTAAATACTCGCCATTTAATCCATTATTTACGGCTATCATTATATCATCCTCTGAATAGTTACCAAATGCCTCAAGGTCGGTTAAAATTAATTTTATATCCATTTCCTCTTCGCCTTTGTTTTTGTCCTTTAAACCCAATTTAGCTTTGGCTAATCCAACAACTTGAGTGGCTATTCTTATTCGTTGACTATCAGATAATAATTTAATGGCTGGCTTTAAATATGCCTGGTATATTAAACCTTCTCTTTTAGTTAGGTAATTACTTTCTGCTGAAAGGATTATTGAATGTTCCATCTTCAATTTGTTTTAAAAGTTTCTGCTCTATTTCGTATAAATTCTCAAAGTTCTTTTGGTGCTTGCCTTTGACTGGCTCTTGAGTATTAAAATTTGTATTGCTAAATTTATTATTATTTTTTAACCAAGTACTAATCCTTCTTGTGATATCAAAATATTTTTCAGCTTCCCATCTTTCTTTTCCTTTATCATTTTGTTCAGTCCAATAAGAATAAAAATTCTCATATTCAGAATTTAATAAATCAATGTGTGGCGAAAGCATTTCGCTAAAACTTACTTTACTTTCTTTTTCTTTTATTTCATTTACTTTACTTTCATTTACTTTACTTTCCTTTGTTGAACGGTCGTTGAACGGTTGTTGAACGGTCGTTGGAATTTCTAATGATTTTCTTTTGTCTGCACTCTTTTGTCCAGCAATTTTCCGTTGTTCTTTCATCTTAAAATATGGTTCTAAATAAACTAACATCTTAGGACTAAAGAACTTTTGTTCTTCATCAATCTCAAATAAACCATAGTTACAAATAGCCACTCTGACCTTTGCTTCTGATACGTTAAACTCTTCAGCTAACAAATCCAAATCATCCAAAGGATACATTAAGTCTTGTTGTTCTCTTAGCGTTTCTAATAGCATAAAGTAAATGCCATAACCCTCCGTTCCAAGTTCTTTTCTTAGTCTACGGATTTTCCTATCATGCCTTGCGTTGCAAAAATGTGGGAAATAAAATGCTTCTTTTTCCATATTAATTATTATAAAATAAAAATGCCTCATAAATCCATTGGCTCACTACTTCCAATTTCAATACAAGGCATTTAAGACTTTTAATCGCTATAATGTAGTGAGGCGATTGCTTACAAATATAAAAAAACTAAACCGATTTACAAAGCCTTTTAAGAAAATACCCAGCATAAATCGGATGGTCGTTCTCAAATAACCTGGCATAGTCCGAAGTAAAATTGTTGTTTACTTTGTACCCATCATTTCCTTCAATCATAGTATGATACCTAATAACTTCAATGATTTGCTTCGCTCCTATTCTAATGTATCCTCTTTTAATTAATTGTAATGCTATGCGCTCAAACTCTTTGTACACTTGAGGATTCTCTTCGTGATACTTTTTGAAACTTGTTTTCATTTGGTTTAAATTTAGATGTTTGATATAATTTTTTATAATCCTTTTGCAATTGCTTGCTTAAATGGTCTTGCCATTGGTTGAATGTTAGTTCTTTCATCTTAATAAATCTACGATTAAATAAAATATCCATACTGCTATTATTCCAGCGATGCCCACCATCGTTAGAAATTCTGCCGTTTTACTAGAGTTGCTCGACTTGCCCTGATTTTTCATCATACATTTGTTTAGCTATGATTTGAACTTCTTTCATGACTTCCGGATACTTTACATATCCTTTTTCCCTATTCCTTGTATTCCAGTACACTACTTGCTGGACATTTAAAACGTTCCATTCTCTTGCGGAGAAAGGCAAGATACCTTTCTTGTTTAAGCTATCGGCAACTGCCTGATGTATATTGCTTTTCTTTATCTTAATCATTATAATATTGTTTTTTTGATGGATGTTGTACTTGACTTAGCTGGAGGATAAAACTCAAACGATTCGCCCGTTTCTTCATCGACCGTGATTGTTTTATTCTTGATTGACTTACAAAACTTTTCGACCTCTTTTTGTTTTTCTTTTAACTCATCAATTTGGTCTTGTAAATTAACCCATGCACCCGTTGCACTAAAGTCGTATTTCGTTCCGACCTCAGCCACTTGCATCTCGACACTATGAACCTCGAATCGACCTTTGTCGTATTTAAGTAATTCATCGACTGCTTGCTCCTTTAATGTCTTCTCCAGTTCTGAGAATAGAAGCTGATACTTCGATGCGATTGCAAGCAAAGACTTTATGTCCTTGCCACCTTCTTTTACTCCTTCGTTAATCAAATGAACCAAGTGATTAATCTGAGCCTTGCTCATGTCTTGGATAGGGTTATGACCGAATAAACCTATCTCAAATTGTTGTGGATTAAATTGTATTTCTTCCATTGTTAAATTTGTCTATAAATTCTTGTGAAAAACTTCCTTGTTTTACTGCATTCTCAAAACATTGTTTTGTTATATCCATTTCAAATTTTAATGTATTTTCAGATGCTTGTAATAATGAACGTAAATGAACTTGCATAAATGCTATCTCATAGCCTTTCTGATATTTTATTTCCCAATCTTCCATGATTAAAAAGGTAAATCGTTCTCGACTAATGTAGCACTTGGAATATCAAAAACGGGCGCTGGCTTTGAAGCTTGAGTGCCAAACCCTTCCGTTCCTTTAATCTTAAAGTTGCCCAAGATAGGGGCATTACTTTCGGGAGTTTTAACTCCATCTTGCGTGATGAAACCAAAGTTTCCGTATTGGTCGGCATCCTCTTTTAAGAATCCGCTAATGTTTAGATAAGTACCTTTCTTACCTTTGTACAATTTAGACTTGTCTAACAAATCTACGTTAATTGAAATGCTTACTAATTTGCTCATTTGATTATTGGTTATATGTGAAACTTAATTTTTTAGTTTTGAATAATGATAATATATCTTGATTTCCATCAATATCTTTTTTAGATAAAGCATATAATACATTTAATGAATCTATTGATTCACATTTGTCAATCTCTTGTTTCCACATTTGTAAACTTTTAGCCTCCTCTTTTCCGTGAGTATTTGTCGCATCTGAATCCTTTGTGTCATCCAATGCAAATAGTCCGTTAAGTGCATACTTCCGAGCGTAAGAAGAACTTGCTCCAGTGACCTGGCTTCCATCCATCCCCTTTTTGCTTTCTTCTTCTCTTGCATATCCATCCGTAGAATACGTTTCCTTGCCGTTTGAGAGAGTCGCAGTAGCTTTAATGTAATATCTATCTCCCACGTTAATTATCGTGTCGGAAATCGTAATAGAATAACCCATCGGGTTAACTACTTGCTTGACTGCTTCAAGGATATCTTCAGCACTTCGGTAGTTGTATTTACCGAATGAATTGAATTGTCCTTTAGGTGCTTTAACCTTTGCTTGAATTTCTGCTAATTTGTTTTCCATTTTTAGTCTAAGATTAATTGTTGAAATTTTGATTTGTAAACTCGTTCCTCTCTGCAAACTGCTGCCCAAAAGTCTTCGAGTTCATCGAAATACCAGGTGCAAGAATAGAACCCAGCTTCATCTTTGAATTTTGCTTTATACTTTTTCATAGTCCTGAGATTATAGGTAAGATGTGCCAAAATAAAAGATACCCGAAAATTGTGATTGCAATGCTACCAAGTAAACCTTCTCGGTCAGTTTGGTAAAAGTCTTTGATGTACTCGATTGTTTTTTTCATTTGATTGTTGGTTTAAGATTGCCGAAGAATCCGCTTCGGCTCGGGTTTAATTAAAATTTTGTTTTATCTATAACAATATATTTATAATCATTCCAAAATCCTCTTAAAGATTTTATTGAATCCCATTCAGATGCTATCCAATTATTTGCTTCATAATTTGTTTTGGTAGCAATAATTTCGCCAGTAAAATTGCGTTTTATTGCGCAACCATTAACTACTAAAAAGAATCCTAATTTTCCTTTTTGAATCTCTATTGAATTTGTCATTTTGATAAGGTTTAAGAAATAGCATCGTTGCTATCTTGTGCCAAATATATACTTAATATTTTAAATAAAAAAACTTTATTTAAAATTATTTTAATAATAAATGAGTTATTAAATCGAGTACCGGTTATAAACAAAAATCCCCACCGATATGACCAATGGGGATTCTATTTACTTAAACCTATTTAAACTTATGAAAATCAAATATAAGTATTTTTAAATTCTAATGCTTCTTCTTTGCTATTAAAATATCCTAATGATTTTTGTAATCCATTAATATTTAATCTTAATCTCCATT